GTAATATTACCAGCCCCAGAGGTAAAGTTATAGTCAGTATTTACATCTCCTATTGAATCATTTAACTGTACATTAAATGTCACAGGTGTGGATCTATCTTGGTAAGATAATTCTGTGCCACACCCTACTAATAGAGGGGGTAGTGGTCTTTCATAATCACCAAAAGTTAGTACATACTCATTCATGTATGGATCAAATCCACCAAGTTTTATTTTATTAAAACCAGTTGAAAATTCATCCCTGAACCAAGATCTCATACCTAATGTAGAGATAATATTCAACGACTCTCCTTGGTATGATCCACCCTTAAGGTTTAATACCATTCCTCTCTTTGAGTCTGTAAAGAATACATCCCCAGATTCCGTAGCAAAGCTAGCGGTGTCATTACTTATTCCGATCTCTTCAGTTCTAGCTATCTGTGTACCTAAAACCTCAGGAATAGACGTTATAGCCCCTCCTGCAGCAGCATCAGATAATAAATTCTTTCCAGCTAAAACATATGATATTTTGTCTTCTTGAAGAACTAATATATCTGTTTGTCTTCCGTGTAGCTTGTTTATAGGTCCAAATGAAGCCTCTAAGCTCTTGTAATTTCCTAGTGCTAAATTGAACTCATTTAGCTTGTTTATGTTCGTTTGTTGGTTATATACACCACTATATGTTATATCGAAGTATCTGTTAACCTCTTTGTAGTCTTCTAAAGAAACAGCCGTAGTACGAGCCCCTATGCGAAACCCTGGTGTTGCAAACCCATCGTTTATTTTGAAGCTCTCAACTCCATTTCCAAATGAGAAACAGTTATACAATTCTAAATCAATAACTGCTGGCTCTGTAGAGGACTGATTAGACACGTTCCCATAGTGACCAAGGGTAGGCACATCTCCAGTGTATGTTGGAGAGCTGAGTAATTGTATGGTTATGTTTGAAGGTGATAAAGGCGTTGTCAATAAGCTGACACTACCTACTACAGCCTCAAATAAAAAAGATGGCCCACCTGGTGTTATCGTGGTAGTCCTTACTTCACTTTCAACCCCTGGTGTTGCTGGTGTTGTATACTCTATAGTCTGTTGATTTGTCTCAGCTGCTGAAACAGTTACACCGTATAGACCTATATTACTATTTTTTATTGACTGTATAGGGTAACTCTTGCTGCTTTGGTAGTATATCTCCCCAGCTATTTCCTCTGGTTTAGTCTCAAAAACAAGTATATCTCCAGGTCTTTCAATTTCAACTCTTAATATAGCCGTTGCCGGTCTACCTCCGCTTCCGTTACTATTATTTGTTAGCATTAACCAGCTCAGTGTTGGGTCGGCAGGATTCTCGTAATACTTCATCTGCATCTCCCTCTCTACAGGAGTTACGTCAGTATTTCTACCACGCCCACTGTATTCTGGTGTAATAGGTGTAGCAACAACAGACCCCTGATATAAATTATTGGAGTCACCCACGGCAGAGAACCACTTGAACCTGTTCTCATCTCCATCAGCAGGGCTACCCATACCACTATTTACGGTTGGTGGCGAAAAAGTTATGTTCTCACCATTTATAAATTGACCTATATTATCATAATCATTTTGAGCTGTAAACTCTCCGTTAAACACATACTCATACCCGTAAGTCCCAAAGGTATAAGCGTTGCAACTAAAAGACACTTTAGCTCCAGCAGGTATAGCTATTTGTTGGTAAACACCAGGGACATCTGGGTCTACTAGTTCAGACATCCACAATACAGCGTTTGAATTTGAACGACGAGTATCAGCTGTTCTAGATATTCTTTCATTTTCAGGGTCACTAGAGATTGAGAAATTAGTAGCCCTTAACTTCATATATAACCCAGCCGGATGATTTCCCTCTATTCTCTCCGCATCATTATAAGGTAAGGCCTGTAGATCTAGTACTTTAGTCTCAATATATCTTGGGGCAGGTCCACTTGAATCTGCCTTAACTATTAATGTATCCCCAACCTTTGCCTTTGTTTGATTATCTCCTTCAAGCCTAATCCACCAAGCACCACCATCGTTTATACTTTGATAGTAGAACCTAGAGTATATAGTCTCGTAATCACCCTTACTAGGTTTTAAAACAAACCTATATCTGCTAGCCCAGCTTGGAGCAAGACTGTTTAGGGTTACCCTTATTTTATTCTGAAAAGTAGATAGTTCAGATCCCACGTATATACTGTTCGCTGTACTAACAAGTGCCGTAGAGGCTCTCTCATACTCATCTAGATACTCTATAGCTACCTCATAATCTCTATTGCTATGGAGGCTTTTTGATGTAGTGTCATCAAAAACATTTGCCACTGTAACTGAATTTTCAAAAAACTCACTAGCATAAGGTGTTACACCAGGGCCTGATTCATACCTAACCCCTGGTATATCGAATGTAATTACAGTGCCTGAGTAAGTAGTCTCTATTTCTTGGTTAACCGAGTATGGGCCACTACCACGAGTGCCATCTACCTTATCCCACCCATTAGCTGCTGTTATAGCAGTAAACCACACGTCAGTCATGCTGTCCCCGTCAGCAGTGTTGGTCCATAAGTCTGTTAATTCTATGGCCTCATTCCACTCGGTACTAGTTACTAAATCCTGAACGGAAGTATAATCTCTTGGGAGCTGAAATGACCAATTTTCTTGTACGTCATTCTCAGGTGTCATGGGGTAATTTGGATCTCCTACAAACTTAACGTGGAGAATATTCAAATCTATAAATAAATTTAATCCTTGAACTAACTCTAAACCATCAAGGTCTACCGTAAATCCTGTTTCATTAGTGTCTGCATTATAAAAATGAGTTGTTGTTAATGCAGAATCACCTATAAGTTCAGAGACAAGACTTAAACTGTAATCAATGTTAGTATCGATATCATACCCATCAGTATAGTTTCCATACATAATTCTATTACCCATTAACGTTTGTTCCTTGGCTAGCTTTGGCACATTGTCAAACAGTCTTAATAGTTCAGACTCTGGCAGTGTTGTGAATATTTTTTGATTACTAAATTGTACACTCTTAACTTCATTGTTACCCCACCCCTCTTCTGCTTTATCAAACTTTTCAATTATATGGACTACGTTAGAGTTTGATAGCTTAAAACAAACATCAATTCCAATTACATGCTTTGATCCTGTGTTAAATGAAACGTTAGCAGAGTTAAACCTATTCCTCATTCCAGTCATATCGTAGTTCCCGAAATCTAATTCAAAAACACCTGGTAAAAAAGCAATGTCAGAAAATTCAGACAAAGCAGAATATTCTCCATCTTTATATTTATACCTATAGGAGAACCTAGCGAACTTATCCTCAATATAATTCTGAGTTGAAGCTGTTTCTACTAACCCAACCCCAGGGGCTTCAATGGGTGGCTTAACAATAACAGATATATCATCCTCAGTTATTTGATCCTGCCCTGTTATAGGTCTTGGATAAGACCTCTTAGTATTTATCTTTCTTGGAGGGTTTAAATTGTCTGTAAAAAACAATAAATCATCTATAAGGTTTATAGATTCAATCCTGAAGTCAGTAGAAAAGTTTAAAACATCCGTACTGATAATGTGGTATATTAATGTTGAATTGTTGAAGTTATATGATACTATCATATCCACCGTAGGGCTAGTTACAAACCAGTAGATAGTTTCCTGCTCACCGTCTTCAAAAGCCCCAATACACGTCGCATCAACAAGTGGTGATGAGTTATAAGTCAAAGAGGTAACTAATTCGTTACCTTTCGCATTCTCAAGAGAACCAGACTCCCCGTCTTCATCGGAAGATATTCTAATGTTTAATGCGTCTATATAATCACCCTGAGGTATAAGTCTTTCGTCCAGACTCTTGTTCATTCTGGACCCAATAAAGTTGTTATTTATATTCATTCTATTTTATCCATTTATTTTGACCCCTTAAATTCATAAGTAGTCTACCTGGGTGAATATTGCTTAATCTGAGCTTAGCATTTCTTAATAGTGCTGATTTTTCTTTTCTAGCCCTGTTTACTATGTATTCCTGAATTCCAAACTTACTGCTAAGTATTGAATACTTTATGTAAGCATATATAAATTCTTCAAAAAGTTTATTGACATTTACTTTAGCGTCGTCTCCATTTTCCATTCCATCAGAAACATACTCTATAACAATGGTTTGATCTGCCATGTGAGAGCTAAAGTTTACAACACCAAATTTTTTGTCAACCTTAAATGTTGGGTTGGTATTTGCTGTTTCAGTGTTGAGGCCCATTCTTCCCCCTAGTGGCATATCAAAGACCCAGTTACCATCTATATTGTAACCCATTCTTCCGTGCATCTTGCCATCGCCTAGGTAAGGTGTCTTCTGAGTACCGTCTATTCTGTCTCCATCTAGAGACGATGTTCCTATTAAGACACCTCCATCTATGTCAAAAAGAACACGACAGTCATTATCTTGTAGGTAACTCTGTGCGAAATTTGTTTGTATATTCTCAGAAAGAGGGCTTAATATACCATCCTTGTATAGAGATATTCTAACCCAGTTTACAAAATCTGGTGGTAGAACTATTCTTAAATTGTCACAGACCGTAAGTTCAACGATCTTAGTTTCCTTCATTGCGTCGTAGTTCAACTCCTGTAAGCCACGCTTGGCGTGAAATAATACGTTATATCGCTCAACGTTGTTTATTAATTTATCATTCCCAACATACATTAGCATGAAGTTGTTTACAATGTCAATTAAGTTAACGTATTGGTAACTACCCCAATTGTCTTCTTCCCAGTTATTACCTGAGTTCTCGTAGTACTGATATCCTGTTATATATGCCATGTCTTACTGTTGTGTTTGTTGTTCTATGGTCTCCTCGTTTACGCCAAATTGGTAAACATCTTTCTCTCTTATAGATATTCCAGCGTACTGTAGTATCTTAGCAACCAAAGATGGTTCATCAGACTCTGGTAACTCAAAATCTTGATAATCAGAACTACCCTGATCGAAAACTGGTTCACCACCAGAAAGAGTAGCATAGGTCCACTTAGGATCTAAAGGTTTTCTTATGTACTGCAAAGTAACACCAGTTAATATTGTATCAGGATATACCGTTATATCATTCCCATTTAATACATAGGCCGGGAATGTTGCGTTAGGGGCCGTTAGGTTTGAAGATGAAAGCTGAATTATTTTATTGTTTGATACACGCTCAACCTCTCTAGTTCCATATCTAACTGAGTTTATTAAATAATAATCTAGTGGTAACGGATACAATGGTGCGTTTGTGTCGGATGGAGTGTTTAGAACCGAGAATGAATCTATAACCTCCTCTAATCCTTTTACTATATCTGCATATCCGCTCCCTGAACGTCTTGCATTTTGTTTATATAACTGTTGGGAGTAACTGTAAAAGTAATCCTCAAACAAGTCTAGTTGTGCCTGCTTTGCATATAAGTTAAAATCTGCTGGTGTGATATACCCGAAATTTTGTTTATTAGCAACCGCAAGTACAGTGTTTCTTACGCTGTTTATCATCTTGTAATAATTTACGCAAAGATACTTAAAAAAAAATAAACCCTCCGATAATGGAGGGCCTATTGATTGTGTTAGTCTTCTAACTTGTTTTCTAGCATTGTCATGACCTCAATACCATCATCTGTCTGGAAGAACGTAGCTAATGTATAAATAGCGTTCTGTCCGAACGGAATACTTATTAGCTTGGTTTTGTTTCCTTTAATATTGAAGTAAATGTCTTTGCCACTGTTTTTTAATATTAATATTTTTTGATCAACTAACTTAGATGCTAAGTTTTGCATCTTAAGCATAGGATCATTAAGTGTATCTAAGAAGTCTTGAGGATCGTTCTTAGCGTATAGCCTAACGTCTCTCTTTAACTCAGCTGTAGACATCTTATCTATGTTTAGAGATAATACCACTCGCCCAATTGTTTCTAGCATTTCGATACCTAAATCACGGGCCTGAATTTGTGCCTCTAATTGGTAATCTAAATCCTCAACTTGTACGCTGGCATCTTTCTCTCCATCAATTTCATCGAAAATAGATCCATTCCCTGGGTGTAATGATAAGAACTCCTGTAGTATTGGGTTTGTTTTTGGAACGCTTAACATCCCTCTATCAAATACAACGGGCTCTAAAATAGCATTTCCATCCTGATCATCCTCAAATGGTGATTGTTGGTTTGAAGCATACCTCAATGCTCTATTTGACTGACCGTCAAAGTGTAGCAATGGTTTTCTTCTTGAATTTCTTGTGTTAAGTGAGTAACTTAATGGAGCGGTTGCTCCTAGTAATCGGTAAGTTCTGTCCTTAAGGACTGCTTGTTTTTTCATTTTAATTTAATTTAAAGTTTATAAAAAAGAGAGACCGCTTTGTTGCGGTCCCCCCTTATAGTTTAATCTTACTTAAATAAGAAGAAGTTATTTGCACCTAAAGTACAAAGAGCTCTCTCAGATAAGAAGTGTACTTCCATAGCATCTTTATCGCTATTTGATGCACCACCAGCTGAACCAACAACCCATGATTTCATCTTACGATCTTCAGCTTCAGAAGCTCGGTAACGTACGTGTAAGAATGGTCTCTTAGCGTTTTTACCTAAAACTTGATCATATACTGAAGTAGATCCAGCAGGAACTAATACACCATTGATCGCTCCACCTGTAATTCCACCACGCATAGTAGCATCGTTTAAGTATTTCCAGTCAGACTTATAGAAGTCGTATCCTCTACGGAATCCAGAGAAACCTAAGTTTAGAGCCATGTCTGTATCATTGTCAAACAAACCATAAGAAGCTCCTGAAGAACCAAAGTTGTTTTGCGCTGCTAACATGTTGTCAATCTCGAAAGAGAAATCTCTGTCAACAAATAATACATTTTCTTCAATAGATCCTTGCTTGTCTAAACGTGCAACTACTGCGTCCCATTCAGTTAAATCAGCTAAAGCTCCAGCGGCAACGTTTCCTCTGTTTTCTAGTACATATAAAAGACCTTCAGATCCTTTGTTTCCTAAATCTCCAGCAGCAGCAATTGCTCCAGAACCAGCCTCAGCAGGTACTGCTTCAATCATAGCTGTCTCTAAGTAATCCTCAAAACGTAGACGAGTTTCGTGCTCAGACTTTAAGTACCATAAGTATCCGCTTGCTCCGTTCTCAGTTGTTACTTCAACCCATCCGATTTGTGCCATATCTGATCCAGATACAGTGTACTTATCTTTGATGATGATTGGAGAGTTCTCGAAAATTTCGCTCTCAGCTTCTAAAGCACCTTCCATGCCGTTAGATCCTTTCTTGAATTCAGAACCGTAAATGAATACAGTAACTGATCCTGCGTAGTTCTCTTGACCACCTGCCTCGTAAAAAGCAACAGTAAAAGTAAGTCCGCTAACCGCAGTTACGATACCTTTGTTGTTTAATGTAGAAGCAGCAGTATTATCAGAGATCATAACTGTTTGTCCTACTCTAACAGCTGCAGCTGTAATTCCAGCATCACCAATAGTAAAGATAGCCGTGTTATCTGTTGCAGCTCCACCGCTTGTTACGCTTGTGTATTTAATGTGTAATCTTCCTTGCTCAGACCACTTAATTAAGTCAGAGTTAGAAGGCATCTCAGCTCCTACTAAACGTAAGAAAGAAGAGACTGATCGGTTTCCGTAACGCTCGAATTCTGCTTCGTGCGTATCAGGTAGATATTGACTTAAGAAGTCAAAATCTGCAATGTAAGATCCAGGAGTTGCTACTTGCGACGGAGTCGGTTGTAAGCTAAATCCAGGAGTTGGGTTCACTGTAAGTGCCATAATTTTTGTTTTTTTTAATGTTTAACGTTTTTTAATTTTTAAACCACGCCCACTGTCTTGATCTACGGCTCGAATCTTGAATCCTGAGTTGTCTTTTAATTGCTGAGGTGATGACCTGACATCCATGTTTATATTCTTTGATTGTCTTGAAACATCTCCAACAGCATCTGCCTTGCCTTTCTCGTAGAAAAACTCAGCTAACTTATCAGGGTTCATCGCTGCTGATAATGCCTTGTGATATCCTGCTGCGTCTTTGATAACACCTTGATCATCTAGGTATCTAGATATAAAGTTGTTTACGTCAGACTGAACTTTCTTCACTTCGACTGCATCTCCAGGACTAAAACTCATCTTTTGATCTCCGACTTTAAATTCAAAACCTTTGAATTCATCGTTGAACAATTCTTCTGTTTTTTTCTGAAAATACTCAGAGCGCTTTTGATTCTCCTCTTGAACATTTTGCGATTGTGATATATACTCCTTGTAAGCGTTGTAAGACTCTAACTCATCATCATTGACAGGAACACCAGTTGACTCAACCGGAACCTTGTACGTCTCCTTCAATTCGTTAAAATATTTCTTTGCCTTAGCAAGTTCTCTTTTTTTTGCGATCTTCTTCTGCTTAACCTCTGATTCATCATCTAGCTCATCGTCATAAGAAAACTTCTCACTCATAAGATATTCAATATCTTCTGAATCAAGATCCTCCTCTGTTGAAGCATAATAATCACGCAATAACTGGTCTGGTTTCATTTGATCAAAATCAGCCTGTAGCTTCATAAAATCATTGATACCTCGCCCGGTTTCTTTTTTATAATTTAAGAACGCAGACACATCCTCTGGTAACTCTTGTGTTTCCTTAGAAAACAAATCATCAACAGATGCAATGTCCTTGTTATATTTACTCTTAATAAATGAAAGAACGTCCTCTTCGCCAAATTCTTCGGCTTCACTGACAACCTCTTCGTCAGCAGTAACTTCTTCTTCTACAGGTTGTTGATCAACTTCTTTTGTTTCTTCAACATCGGTAGTAGTCTCTTCATGCTGTTCCAATAAAGTTTCTTCAACTTCTTGTACAGACTTCTCACCTGGTCCGGGGACCGCTTTTACTTTTAATTCCATATTTGATTTAATTTATGACGCAAAAATACGCATTAGTATTATTTGTTTTTTAAAGAAGAATTTATCTTCCTTTTATTGATTTTCTATTTTGCCTGTAAGCCTTCATAGCTTCTCTTTTTGCCGTTCCCTTTTTCCAAGAACCTGCTGCAAATCGTTCAGCTCTTCGTCTAGATTTGAACTCATAAACCTCTCCTGCTTCTAATGCTTGTTGAAAAGTTTGAGGTTTTTCAGGTTCGTTACCTTTAAATGTAATAGTAGGTGCAGCATAATACTTATTATCGCCACTATATGTACCCATTTTTACAGTAGCATTTCTTCCTGAACTGTTTCGCTCAAGACTTCTTAAATGCTTTTTTCTTTTTCTTTTTATAGTACTCATATTATCTAGGTTCAAACTCAGCAAGATCAAACCCATCTAGGGTGTCTTCGTTAGACTCAAAGTTAATAGGAGGTAAATCCTTCTGTCTTTGTTCTATTAATTTAGATTGCTGTGTGTTTTGTTTACTTATTCTATTATCTTTAGACTTCTCCTTAAGATCTTCTCTATCACTTAATGCCTTAACTTCAACACCTTTTAATTGCATGTTTAAGTCAAACTCAAGCTTCATCAACTCAGACTTTATTTGAGCCTCTCCACGCATTCTCTCAATATCAAATCCTGCCTTTGCTTGCGCAATCTGCATCTCTGACTGGGTCTCCATCTGGAGTTTTTGAGCCGATGTTTGAGCCGCCATTTGTTGTGACTGCATCTGAGCCTGTTGTTGAGATTGCATTTTCTGCATCTCATACTCCTGTTTTTTCTTCTCTTTTTTCTTTCGCTTAACCTTTAATAGTTGGTTAGCTAATTTCGTATCTCTGACCTCTCTTATATCAATAGCATCATCAAGATCAATAGAATCTCTAGATAGCGCAACCTGTATGTTTGCCTCTAACTGTTGCTTCTCTTCCTCATCTGGAGCCATCTCTATAAATATACCAAAGTCATATATATGTAAGTCTCTTATATCGTTAAGCAAGTCTACGTTATACTTACCAATCTGCATAACAAACTCTTCCTTGTACGGGTAATACTCTAGTGCGTCAGATATCCTAGACGTTAGCGCTACGGCTAAATCCCTGCTGATATCTAAGCTTGCATCTAGTATATGTCTTGTTGCGGTATTACTGTTTAATGCGGCCATTTTCTGTAAACCAACCAATGAATTGGGGTCTGGCATAGACCCGTCTCTTGCTTCGTTTAAGCCTGTTACATCTCTAAGCATTTGGAGGTAGTGATTATAACTACCTATTAAGCTAGATATTTTCCCTTGTGCTGAGTTCTTAGCTAGCTCTTGAATTGGAACTCTAGCATTATTAAAGTCTCCGTCTCCAGTAAAACTTCTACCTATTACACTACCTGTTTGGAAGTATAACCTTAAGGCGTCCTCTGGGTTGTAAGCAGACCCATTACCTAAATCAACCTCATTAAGCCCATCAGCGTCAATGAACACACCATCCGGTACAACCTTCTGTATAACTTGCTGAAGCTTCATGTGCGTCATCTGTATAAGATCAGCAAATGGAATCATACGTCTTAACGTAGACTCTATCTTACCTTTATACATTCTAGGTGCACATGCGATATAATTAGGTGTAGCATGTTGAGAGGCAGACTTAGGTCTAACCATATTCTCAGACATATTCCACTTAAGTATTATATTTGTTCCCATTACCATAACGCCCTCGTACCAAACGTCTATGGTTTTTTCTACTTTTTCAAAGCCTCTCTCTTCCATCATTTCTGATGGAGGATTAAACTCATCATCTTTCTGTATTACCTTCTCACCCTTCTGCTTGTAAACAAATTTCTTGGTGGTCTTGTAGTTATAGTAGAGTAATGTAACCGTGTCATTGTTAAATAACGAATTGTTATAAAACTGAGTAGCATTAAAGTGGTCGTGCCACTGTGAGCTTGATTGTGCGATCTTTTCTAGATCGTCCTTGCTTAAGTCTGGGTCTATTTTAAGTACCTCATTTATAGGGACTGTTTTTACTTCACCCCAGTAGAAGCAATCCTTAAAGTTTGGATCCTCTGTGTAGCTATATACCACATTAGCAGGGTCTACGTACTTAGCCACAACACCTGCCCCAGGCAGGAACTCATGCTTAGTAATCCCAATCCCTACCGTGGTTAAATCATATATTACTCTTTTTCGTGTATCTTCATAGTGGTTCTCAGACAGAACAGTGTTTATTGCTGCTTCTTGAGCTAGCTCTATTGATGACTTATAACTCAACTGCATATGCAATGAAAGCTCGTCATCATTCTCTGGTAAATCGTCAGGATTAGTATTGAATGCATCAACATTAAAATCCTCCTTTATTTGACTTAATAAATCCTTTGAAACCATATCAGCCTCAAGGTTTTCTTGGTACTTATTCCTGTTATCAGCAGATAATGCATCTTGTGCGTATGCCTTTACATCGAATAATCTATCAGACATTCCATTAACTACTATATCTATAAACTTAGGTATAATAGGCACAGGTGTCCAATCCAAGTTCAAGTGTGACAAATCACCATCTATTGATAATTCGTTTTTGTATTTTCCTACAGATTGCTCTGCTCTTGCGTAAAGCCTTAATTTATGGAAAGAATCCCATTGATCGTAAAACTTAGAACCTCCATTGTCTTTTCTGAACCATTCATACTGAATCGCCTGACCTATCTTAAGACCAAATTCATTGGTTTTCTTTATAGAATCAGGAACATATTGACTTGGAAAAGAAGATGGGTTAATAGATATATTTATCTCTTTCATCTAATTAATTTACTAGATATTCCGTTATTATTATATCTTGCAAAGTTAATGCTTATTTTGGACTCTTTTTTAACGTTTTTATATAGATGCTGCTGGTTAGCCATTATAGCTAATCCTGAGCTTATTGAGGCATCAAATTTAGTTCTATTGTTTATATCAAACCTAGCCCAGTCTTGAAGTGTCTTACTAAAATACATTGTCCCCATCTCATCAGGAGATCTATATACGCCTTCAGTGTCTATGCCAACATATTTCTCTATAAAAGTCTCAATAGCGGCTGCGTGTGCTTGTTTTACTGCCTCAGATGAGTTAGGTATACCCCCTAGCTCTTTTTCGGAGCCTGAGAGCTTCCTAGTGGCTTTATCTGGCCTGTTTAATGAGTAATGCCTGTATCCTCTATTCTTGAAGTGATAAAGAAGCCTAGGCTTATTATTCTCTGCTAGTATAGGCATCCCGTAAAATACGCAAGCCATTAAAACGTCCTCAAAAAATAGCTCAGCTGTTTGAGGCCTTGCAACGTACTCTAAGAAAAACTCGTTAACTGGTGCGTCATCCATGTGGAACTTAGTCAAACCGTGTAGCGCTCCATTAGATCCACCACCACCAACTGTTCCTGATATATCGTATGAATCACAACCAAATGACCCTAAATGAGAATTACCAGGTATCTTAAGACCGTTCTTACGCTCCTGTCTATTCTGTAATAAACTATTAGGTAACCAAGAAACTAAAAACCTACCCCTAGAATCTGGAGACCAGACAACCTTTGTGTCTACTTTACCATTTTCCCAGTGAAAAGACCCCCTAGTTAATACCCTGTCTTTTATTAAGTTATCATTATAATCTATTTGCTGATAAATTTTTGTAAGGTTAAATATAGACGCCTTGCTCTCATCTCTAAACGCATGAGACTCTGTCCTTGGAAATTGTCTGTAGAACTCGTTTAATGCGTCTGGATCTCCTTTTAGAGAGTCTACCTCTGCCTTCCAATAATCAATAGCACCATTATTTATCATAGAACCGTCGACACCCATGACAGGTTTTGATGGCTTATAAAAAACAGGCATTCCATACCTATCTATAAACCCTTCCATATTCCACTCCATAGGGATGAAAAGTGAATACATACCGCTTTTAGTTTGACCATTTGAGTTTCTATCTGATGGGTTTGAGTCGTTATATAGTTTCTTGAAGTTATCCCCACCTTTATCTAGTGCGTTTGAGGTTGACCCCATTAAACACTTACCAATTATCTTACTACCCAAACGTAAACAAGTTTTTGTTACACGCCAGTTATTTAGTATGTTATTTGGCTTAACCCATTTACCACTCTCATCATGCACGAGTAATAATAGCTTCTCTCCATCATAACTGTTATCGTCTGTATTTTTCCAGTCAATAGTTGTATCAAGTCCCGTTAATCCAGATTCATCAATGTCATACATGTTCTTCTTAGAGATCTTTGATGCTGGTACACGATATGCTAATTCAGTCTTTGGTTTATCCATACCATCCTGCACTGGCTTAAAAAAGAATGGATAATTACTAGATATAGGAACAACTTTATCAGTAAACATTTTTTTAGCATCTGCTCCTGTTTTAGATAGTATTCCAACCCTCGCATCTTTTGCAAGTGTCCCTGTATTGACACCCTCTGAAGAGCCCATGTAAGAAAACCCTGAACGTCTAATCTTTAAATAAACCATTCCAAAGCTCCTATTATCAGCCTTGCACGCCTCCCAGTATATAAAAAATATACGGTTAGCCTCACGAAAATCTGCGTTACCTACATCTATTTTTGTCCATTGAAGGTACATATAATGGGTACCTGTAATGTATGTAGGTGTTCCATTATTGTAGAACCAATAACCGTTCTCACGACGATCAAACTCAGACTCTATATAGTCTACCCACTTTGATTTAAAATCCTTAGGAGATTCATTCCACTGAAATATAGATTTTATCTTATTTAACTGGTTGGGATATTCATAAACCTCCCAGTATTGATCTTCTTTCTTTGAGGATCTCTTATAAACATCAGAAGGTTCTGAAGGTAGACCTATATTTATATTGTTTATACTTATAACCTCCCCAACAGTTCCATCCCTAGATATAACCACAACATCATACTTTTCGTTGTAACCATACTCAAAAGTCTTAGCCTTGTTCTTTCGCTTCAACACAGCTGAAGGTATAATGTCAACTACCTTATATAAGTCCTTATTTAGCTCTTCTTTCTGCAAAACTATTCATGTTTTTAGTTGGTGTCTCAGATTCATCTATTAAAGATTTCTCAGCCTCAATTCTAGATAGTATCTCAAATGCATCAAATATAGCAAGCTTTTTAGTTGCCGCTGCGTTCTTTAACTTGTCAGCCGCTAGTTCATCATCCTCTCCATATTTTATTATATGTTCCTCAGCTACCTTTATTAACTGTTCAACAGCCTTGTGGCCTGCCTGAATTATTCTTAACTTAGTTTCTTTTGATTTCATATTATTTTTTTTAAAAAACAAACCTGGACTAACCTTGCGTCATCACCATCGCCAAAGTTGTGTAAAGAATTTCTAGAATGCTTTACATGTGAAGGAAATATGATAAGAGAATTGTACTTTGCTTTACATATCAAAACCTCATTGTTATCTTTATCGTATATCGTTGTTCCGTATCCACTTGGATACGTTTTATTCAAATATAATATAGCGGTTAAATCACCCATCATTTCATCTGTGTGAATAAAGTTAGGCTCTTCCTGATTCAAAGGAGATCTTCTAACAAAATTCAATACCGGGGAGTAATCCGTGTATTTATCTGAAAGAAACTCAACCAATTCATCTAAACCTCTCTGACGAACATTTTTAAATAGATCGTCTCCAACTTGAATATCTTCAAAGCCGTTATCTATTATGTCAAAAACATAATCATCTATGTCTTTTATTACATTTTCATATATAGATACATTCATAGCTTCATTGTTATACTGCTAGTAAATACCCTGTATAGCTTCTCTCCTTCAATGTTAAACTCGTACTCACTATCAGGTTTAAAGGAAACTAAGTCTCCCTCTTCTACTCCTAAAGATAGTAATTTGTTATTTGTGTATTTTATGGTTCCAACTAGCGGCTGTTCTACACCAGGTACGTGTAAGTAGAATTCCTCCTTAGGGACCGGCTTCACGAAGCAAAACTGATCCTCAGCCTTCCACTCATCATTATGTTTATACAAGAAATACTGGTAATCATCAACAAGGAATAAGTCATCCTTAAAGAAGCTCTTACCGCTCTTTTGGCGACCCTTCATGTCGTTATAATACTTAAAAACATTGTGGTGAACTATAATAGTATCTCCAGGCTGTATTTCGCCATCATATCCTATAGGTGTCTCTACTACTTCGGCATATCTGTTAGATACGGTATGATCCTCCTGAGACGTGCTGGTTATAAAGTCAACCCCACCAATCTCTTTTACGTTATCATACCTTCTACCATTGCACGGACGTACAATAAAGTTAAAAGGTGATTTCATCTATTTAATTTATGAGCCGCAACCAATACAGTCTATACTAGAATCTGTTGGCTTAACTCCATTTAATTTCATTTCAATATTATGAATCTCATCGGCAATTTCCATTTGCTCAATAAAATCATCAGTAGCTGACTTCTTTGCTCTAAGAGTTTCTAGAGCTGTAATCATTTCATCTTTAGTCATGCTAAAAATTAATATTATATTCAATTGAAGCAGGCATGTTCTTGTTAAATTCTTTCCATAGAACAACCTCGTCTTTTCTTTCTATCCAAATTTTGTACGAATCTTTATCAGAATCATACTGGATTAAATGTATAATATATTCCTTATTTAAAACCTCTTGGCCGACTATATAATGCATTGCACTTGACTTATAGTCCGCACCAAGAGAAATCTTTCTTATTTCCATTAAGTTAATCTTATCTGCACTATATTTCCGTTTCTGTAAAGCTCACCTATGGCGACGCCTCCAGCTGCGGCTGCAACGTCATCTGCATAAGATGATGATGCGGCTAATGCGTTCATTAAAATTTTAGTTGAATCGCCACCTAAGGCTATTGTATCTGCGGATGTTACCGTTGCATTCTTACCTATAGCTACAGAACTTGCCCCAGATGATCTAGCGGCATCTCCTAAAGCTACAGCCTTATCAGCCTCTGCTACAGAAGTATGACCTATAGATACCGTTCCTTCTCCTAAAGAGTAAGCATCGTTACCTAGAGCTACACCACCTTGGTGATCTCCTCTGAAAGGTGTTGCCTCTTCAAATACTACTAATTCACCCTGAATTGGTCGTATACCTGGTGCTGCTACAGTTAAAGTTGCTGAGTTATTTCCGTTATCAGTAAATGTTAATACCTCAATTCTAGGGTCTGGAACATCAAGGTTCTCTCCATATCTCATGAATAGTCCAGCCTCAACTGTTCCTACAATTCCCTCTATATCAAACGTAGTTTGGTCGTTAGGGAATGTTGCAACTAGCTTAGCAGCCCCAAAGTTTCCAGCCGATGCATTGTGACCTAAAGCAACCGCTCCGTCACCACCAGTAGCACTAGTGTGTCCACCTGCGAATGAGCTCTGACCTAAAGCTAATGACTTATAGTTAGCGGCCATAGCGTGTCTACCAGCTGTGTAAGTACCTTTACCTAATGTTACAGAGAACTCTCCGTCAGTTACGCTTTCGTATCCAAGAGCGAAAGAATAATCTGCCTTAGATGTTGATCTAGTAAATGCAATTGACTCTAATCCCTGTGTATCGTTATTTAATCCTATACCCACACTATTTACACCTGTTCCGTGCTTAAGCAATGAGTCTGTTAGTACTGTTCCACCTGCTCCCCATAGAACACCGAAGTTCTCAGTACCAGACCCTGTTACATTGTTTGGTATTAATCCAGATAGATCTACCCACTGAACCTGTGACCCAGTAGATGTTAATATTTGACCTGAAGTACCTACGCTATCAGATGTATCTTTTATACCATCCATAAATCTACCAGTTCCTTGCACTTGTAAATTTTGACTTTGAGCTGGTGCAAAGCTTCCAATATATATTGTGCCTCCATCAACACCAGTCCAAATGGCTGTATTGCTAAATTCTTTAAAAACTTCAAAATAACTAACACCAGCATCTGTTGCTTTAAAACCTTCAGTTCCCTCTACCTGTACTTTATGTGTTGCAGTTGTTGTTCCAATACCTAGGTTTCCAGTAACTGTGTCAAGGCGCATGTATTCGGCAATGTTTTTTTTCCATACAAATTTTGCAGAAGGAGTTGCGGGCACAGGGTCGTCTATACTAAATACGCCTAAGCTACCGCTAATTGGATTAGGTTTAAAGAAAATAAACGCATCTCCATATCCAAGTGATTCTAAAATAAGACTTGATTTATTTCCTCTTAAAGTTAATTCAGGTGTTATATTTGATGTCCCATACGCTAAAGTGTCTATCGTAACACCTCCATCTGCATCAACAGTCAAAGATGAATCTCCTAAAGTATCCCCGTCTGGCGTCCAAAGCGGTACCGTGTTAAGCGTTCCAGATCCACCTACGGCGCCTGAGCTTGATATGTCAAATTCAATAGTAGTTGCAACTCCTGGATCTTGATCAAATGTAACCCCTGTTCCAGCTTCAAATCTATAGCTAGTTGTGGTAGCATCAGATCCAACTAATTGTAAATCAGTATATGTAGCTGCCTGAGTATTATTTAATGAATACGTTGTGTTAGCGGCTCCGCCTGTTGCAGCGATTGTAATATTATTGCTGCCATCGTCCGTAAGCGTTATACTGTTTCCAGCTACAAGCGTTACTTCTGATTCAGTTACATCACTTCCTGTTAAATTAATTTCCACATCTGACGCCGCTTGTTGAGAAGATATAGAGTATGTAGTATCACCATCTTGGTCCTGCCATAGAAGCTCACTTGCTGCGTTTGCCACTAATATTTGGCCATCTGTACCGAGAGTATCATTGCTGTCCTTTACAACGCTAAGAATTGACAGTGTTGAGTTTATTGTTGTTGTGTCTGCTGTAGCGTCACCTAGTATTATATTTCCAGAAGCTGTTAGTGTACCTGTAGCTCCTGCGTTTATGTTTGTTGCTGTTACGGTGTCCGCTCCCAATCCACCAGTAGTTATAGACCCAGCCCCTAGTGTTGTTTGCGATGGCCCTGCTGTAACCCCTACTTGTATTTCTATCCCGTTTGGTTTTGTGAACATTATAGAATTACCTATAGCTGTACCATCTGGTGTAAACTTAGGTATATATTCTACCGTACCAGATCCTGTAATATTGTTTGGTACAAGCGTTGAGAAGTCTTGCCAAGATGTTTGAGTTCCCGTTGACGTTAACAACTGGTTAGCTGTTCCGTAGCTATCTGAAGCATCTTTTAATCCTTCTCCTACTGAGATATCATTCTCAAATGTAGCTACCCCTGTAAGATCTAAATTACCTACAATTCCCACATTTCCGCTTATTGCGGTAGAATTTACGGTAATATCAATACGTGTACCTGCAGCATTCTGAGTAATTAAGGAATCACCTATAGCTGTTCCGTCAGGTGTGAACATTGCTATTGTGTTTAATGTCCCCGATCCCGTAATGTTATTTGGTACAAGCGTTGAGAAGTCTTGCCAAGATGTCTGAGTTCCCGTTGACGTTAATAACTGATTAGGTGTACCGTAACTGTCAGATGCATCTTTTAAGCCTTCGCCTAAAGAAACATCTCCTTCAAACGTCGATGTAAGGGTTACATCTAGATTACCAGTAATACCTAAACCACCAGCAACCGTAATAGTTCCAGTGGCATATGTCATTATAGAATCACCTAAAGTATCCCCATCTGGAGTCCAGATAGGGATTGTATTTAGTGTTCCAGACCCATCAACAGGGTCTAATTGATTTTCTATGTAAGTTACTAACGAACCAATTGAATAATTTTTAGTCCTACCAAAATTTGGACCTGGCAAGCCGTCAGTACCAATTACTTTATCGTCATCGTTAATCGTCGAGTCTAGCTCGTAATTCTTGATCTTTGTCATCTATTTCACCTGTTGAGATGTTAATGCTTGCATCTCCATAAGCCTCATTTAATTCAAGCTTAAACTCATTTAGCTTGGCGTCTGCATCGCTGAATGAATGTAAAATTGAATGCTTCTGAGTCTCTAAAAGACCTAAGTCAGTAACAATTTTGTTTAATCCTTGTACAAGCCCCTGGAGTTTCTCCAGCTCTTGCTCTGTAATTTTTTTTGACATTTAATTTGAATTTATTATTTGATGCAAATATACAAATTAATTTTCAATTGTCAACGTAATAGATGTAGGTGTTATTTTAGCTTGTATTTGATGAGCAATAGACTCCTCTATAGAAGAAACTTGTTTCTCACCAATAGCTATCTTAGTCCAACCCACAACTTCATCATTTGTCAAGTCCTCAAATGGAATGAAGTTAGTGATGTCACTAATATCCAATACCTGAGTTCCAATGCTTGTAGATGAATAAGTTACACCTTCTTGTTCTGTAGTTCCTTTTGCTATCCAGTGTACATTATACACTACGTCCGAGTTATCTCCATTTACAGGATAAACGTCTACTGTTTTGCAATTCCAATCGTAAGTTATCATAATTTTTTAATGCAAAGATACAATTTATTTTGATGGTACAAAGTTGTATACCGTTCCACCTATATTTACTTCTAATCTGTTAGCCTTAGGGTTAAACGCTATGCTAGTTACATTACTTAAATGGCTATTACCATCTGCTCCGTTTTTTCCATTAGAACCATTAGTTCCAGCTGCACCAGTTGCACCAGTTGCACCCTGTGGGCCTGTTGCTCCTGTGTCTCCTTTTGGTCCTTGCGCACCTTGCACACCTGTAGCGCCTGTGTCACCTTTTGGCCCTGGTGTTAAAGATATGTCTTCTAATTCTTTTTCAAGTTCAGCTACACGCTTTACTAATAAGTCAATATAGTTAATACCTTTTACTCCATCAGCTCCTACGTGCACTAGCTCAGGGTAATCATTTTCTAAATCCTCTACTAATACACCATATCTTTTTCTATCACCATCTCCTTCTTTATATTTATATTCTTTAAACTGGATTGTTTTAGCTTTGCTTTTATCAATGTTAGATATGTCTTTCTTTTTATCTGTCTGAGATGTCTGCACAAGGTTAACACATGTTACAGTGCCATTGACTTGTAAATTTTGAGTAAAACTTGCTGGAGCTCCATAAAATATAGTATTACCACTAGTTGTGCCATTTATAAATATACTACCAAAAGTAGTAAACATCTTAAGATTACCCATTTCAAAACTAGTACATCCTAAGCTTCCATTAACATCAAGTTTCTTGCTAGGACTAGTCGTTCCAATACCAACGTTGCCTGATGAGTTAATACGAACTCTTTCAAGGTTGCTAGTTTTAAGTGTTATACTTCCTGCTTGAGTAACGTTTAAATTTAAAGCACCTGTTCCTCTGTGTATAATCTCAGAGTTTGTATTAGCTCCGCCATTATTTCTAACCAATCTAAGACCGTAGTCT